GAGGGGCGAAGAGAAGCGCGTTAAGATCAATTCGGACGCTCAAGGCGAATTCGTTTATCCAATGGGTAAATTTAGCATGGCTCCAATTCTTCGTGCAAGCAAAACCACCGCCAGCCGCCCCGGCGTGAAGGCGAAGTTCGCCGATGCTGCACTAGAGCGGATTCGCAAAAACGCGACAATCAGCAACAAGATTCTTACGCTTGTTTCTAAAGGTATGCCCGTTCCAGAAGCTGTTGATTCGGTACTCGGCGAAGGAACCTACAAGCGACTTGCTAGTGACGTGTACGACGAGCTGAAGAAGCCTAACACAAAGAAGGCATCCACCGATTTCGACCTTGCCGAAGCGTGCTGGGAAGGGTACGAGGCGGTCGGCACAAAGAAGAAGGACGGCAAGACCGTTCCAAACTGCGTGCCGAAGAAGAAGGCCTCCCGCTCCGGCGTGAAGGCTACGTTCGCCGAGTTCAATGTTGGGGACAAAGTAGTCGCAACCCCAAACAACCACATTGACGCGTACGGACGCATCATCAAAATCGAGAATGGGATTGCCACCATTGCCTCCGCTGAAGGCAACGTCAAGGCCAAGCTGTCCGATTTGGAACTAGTCAAAAAGGGAAGCGTTGAGGATCTGCGGCGTTTAGGAATGAAGGGCTTTGCTCGCCCGGGAGTGAAGGCAGAGTTCTACGCCAGCCCGGAACATCTTCCGATGATTCTTGCCAAAACAAGAAAGATGCACGAAGACTCAAAGAAGGCCGCCGAAAAGTATTTGCAGTCTGGAAGCGTTGCCAATCAAGGCGGAGCGGCGGGTCTGGCGAATTCAATGGTTAACTCTCTTGAGCGTGATTTGAAAAACGACTTGTATCGCTTGACGCAGTCGCGCAACCCAGTACACAAGAAGGCCGCCAAGGAGGCTTATGCCGAAATCAAGGCTATGGCTGATTGGTGGTATTCGCAATACAAGAAGTGGACAGCCGCACGCCCGGGCGTGAAGGCGAAGATGGAAACCCCTATGCGTGTTGCATTGACTCCTATGCACACTCGCGCAGAACAGGGTTACGAAAACTTCATTGCTAACCTCATGAAGCTTGGCGGAATTACACGCGAACAAGCGCAGAAGGCGTTCAAGGCGTTTAAGGATGCCAAGGTACTTGTGACCAAAGAGCAATATCGCGGCGGCGGGATTACGGTGAAACATGGCGCGTTTATGGAAAGAGATGTCATTCGCCGCGCAGCGGGGCTACCAGAAGAGTCCTCCCGCCCCGGATCAAAGGCGAAGGCGTGAGCCAACGCAAGGCAATCATGCGCCGACTGGGCATCTTCGCCCTGCCGACAAGCAAGCGCAAGCTGACCATCGACCAAGCCGAAGCGGCGCTCAAGCGCCTTGGGTATACGCTTGACTTCCGCAGCGGGGAAACTAACCCGCCAACGTGGCAAACCTCCTACGAAGTGAAACAGCCGAACGGCGTTTCTAAGCGCATGACGGTAGACCAGATTAAAGCCCTTGCATACGAGAAATCCTGATGCCCGACCCGATCAACAACCCGCTCTCGCAACGTCAGTCGATCCCCGGCGCAGGATTGCCACCAACCAAGCGACCGCGCAAGCCGCTGCCGCCTCCGATTGATCGTGGACTGACCGGGCCGCTTGCCATGCCCGTGGAAGTGCAGCGGACGTTCTTCCGAACCGCCAGCCTGATGCTGCGGAACTCTAGCCTTGCCTACCGCCTTGACCCGAACTATCAGGCGATGATGCGGGCAGACGCGGACATTGAGGGCGTGCTGCGCTCCCTGCTCGTGACCCTTGCCGGGTTGGAGTGGAACGTACTTTCTGACGACGAATCAGACCCGCGCCTCGTCAAGCTCGCCGAGCGCATTGCTGAGATCATTGGCGCAGCCCCGCGCCGTAGCGATATGTTCCGCTCCCTGCACGAAGCCGTCTGGTACGGGTGCAGCGCCGTAAACGTGGTCTACGACCGTGACCCGCGTCTTGGGGTACGCATCCGCGAATGGCTCCCGCTCGCCTCCGACACTCTTGCCTTTGACCAGACCGGGAACGTGGCGATGCGCGTTGGTAGCGCCTACATCAACGAGGCATCCGTCACCGACCTCGGCTTTGACTCGCTCGTCCACCTGTTTGACGACAACGAACGCCGCGCCATTGTCCTGCACCGCGTCTTCACCACCGCGCCCAACTTCATCGACCCGAACAGCGCCGAGACGGTTTACCGTGGCGTAGGTGCGCGAGATGTCTGCTGGTACATCTGGCTCTTGAAGCAGGAAGTCCTACAGAACGCCGCCGCCTATGTGGAGCGGTACGCCCTTGGCATCCGCGTTGGGTACTACCCAGCAGGAAACGATGCCGCCAAGAGCGAGATGATGACGATTCTCCAGAATCTCGTCAATGACAACTCGGTCGTTCTGCCCCGCATCAGTCCAACCGAGTCCATGTACGACATCGACATCAAGGACGCGAACGGTGGCCGCGCCCAGATCTTTATGGAGTTGGTCAACTGGCTCTCTGGCAAACTCAAGGAAGCCATCCTCGGTCAGTCGCTCTCTAGCGAGGCTGGTGGGACGGGTATGGGGTCAGGCGTTGCCGACCTCCACGCCGATACCCTTTCCCGCGTAATCCGTTATCACGCGGATTGCCTCGCGGAGAGCCTGACCACCGACCTCGTCCGCATCATTGCCGGGATGCTGGGAGCCTCCGAAGAGGATGCCCGCCGCATTCGGTTCGTCTTCGCCCCGGAGCGCCCGAACCCGAAGGAGCGGCTGGAAGCGATTCAGACGTTCATTCAAATGGGTGGCCGCGTCAGCGAGCGCGAAGTCCGCGACCTCCTCGGTCTGTCCGACCCGGAAGACGGGGAATCCGTCCTCGGTGGTCAAGCCGCAGGCAGCGCGGGCGCATCGTCTAACCCGCTCTCAGCCATGCTCGGGCAGGGCAACGAGAGCGAGGGCGACGAGCCAGCCCCTGAAGCGCCGAAGGTAGCCGCCGTCCGCAAGCGCAAGCGATGACCAAAGCCGAACTCGACAAGCACCTCCGCAAAGTCCTGCGCCAGTCGCAGCAGGCGTATCGCCGTGCGGTCGCGGCTCAGGTCAGGGGCGAAGATGCTCTTGCCGCGTGGGCAGAGTTTCATGAGGCAACTGCGGCGCTCCTGATGGCATCGTGGCTCTTCGGGGCGCGGGACACGGTGGACACCGCCAAGATCCCAGACGGGGCTATCGAAGGAATGCTGGACGATGGGGACGCGGTCAAGTTCGACCGAGACGTACCGATCTCCCTTGAGGGCTTCGGGACGAAATGGATGGCTCCGATCACGGGTTGGTTCAGGAAGCGCGTCCCAATCTCACGCGCCGACTGGGAGCTGCTCATCAAGGCGGCCGCCGCCAGCGCCGGGGACGTGACCGATCACGAGCGCGAAAACGCCCTTCCTGACCTCCGCAAGCAGTCCCCGATCCTCGATTCGTTGTTACGCGGTGTTACACGAGGGCCGCAAGGCGCTATCTCCCGGGTCAAGCGGATCGTCGATACCACCTTCTTTGTCACCGCCATGAACCCCGCCCAGACGCGCATGGTGCAGGAACTGATCGCGCAGGTCATCGAGGAGCGCCCCACTAAGAGCGTGGTCGGCAAGCTCATCAAGACCATGAACCTCGGCGACTTCGTGACGACCGCCCAACTCATGACCGGGACAGGGCTAACGTCCTCCCGCCTTGAAACCGTCCTGCGGACGAACACGAACCGCGCCATGACCGAGGGCAGCGCCGAAGTCCTACGGGATGAGCGGGTACAGGCGTTCGTCCCGCTAGTGCAATTTAGCGCCACCAAAGACCCGCGCACGCGGGACACACACCGAGCCTTTGACGGCTACGTCGGGACGATGGCAGACTTTGACCGCCTTGGGATTGCCCCGCCGCTGGGCTTCAACTGCCGTTGCGCCATCATTCCCGTCCCTGCCGCCGAGGCTATGCGGGAGCGATGGACGCGCCCGAACGGGACGATTGACCCAGCCGCTATTGCCAAGCACAACGGAGCGCGTCAGCGGCTAGTGGACACGCGCCAAGTTCCTGACCCCGGTTTCGTAAACGCATAAATAAATCGCAAGGGAGATCGCTACGATGCACGACATGAGCAACACACGCAAGGAAATCGCCGCCCGTCTTGGATTTGCTGCTAGCAACGGCGCGAAAGTGGCGATGGGCATGGAAGCCAAATATTCGCAGGCTTTTCGAGATGCTATGCAGATGATGGAGAAATTTGAGGATCTAGAGCCGACATCGGCGTTTAAGCAAGCAGCTTCAGACCTTGGCATTTCTGAAGGTGAAGAAATGCGAAAGTTTGTTGAATGGGCGCGAAAGCGTATCCGCGCCTCCCGCCCCGGCGCGAAGGCAAAATTTGAAATTTCTTCATATGAGCAAGCGGAATATCAAATTGCATTAAGTGAAGAACGCATTGCGTCTTATCGCAAGGCACTTGCAAACACCGAAGCAATGATTAGAAACGCTAACAGTTTGATGCGTACCGCTGATTCAGGTGACAAGAAAGCAATGAAAGAAGTCATTGGCATTGCGCGAATGTTGGAATCAACAATGAAATCTCGCGGTTTCTCGCGCCCCGGCGCAAAGACCCGCATGACCCGCGAGCAGACCGAGGAGCAGAAGGCAGGGCTGAAGATCATGTCCGCCGCTGACCCAGCCGTCGGCGCGAAGATCGCCAAGCTTATCAAAGAAGGCAAGCCACAAGACCAAGCGGTCGCAATCGCGCTCGACATGAAGCGCAGAGGAGAACTGTAAATGCCCGTAATCAACACCGCCCAAGAGAACTTCCGTAGGGCAACGGTCACGTCCGTCCCTGCAACCTACACCGCAGCGCAGGCGATTCTTCTGCAAGCCGCCCCGGCGAGTGCGACCGGAAGCGCCCTCCTGTGGGACATCAACACGGCATCGGTGAGCGGGACAAACCCTTCCCTGCTCTACGTCATGCCGTTCATGATCTCAGCGACCAGCGCACAGACCGCCATCGGTATGCGGCTCCTCGGCTGGCGCAAGTACCTTGATACCGCTGGCACGCTTGCGGGTGTCACCATTGCAGACACCGCAGGAGGATTTACCTGCAACGCGAACGTCCTTGTAGTCGGGCAGGCCGTGACCATCACCGGAACGCTCGGCGGAACGGGAACGATCACCGGGTACAGCAGCCCAACGACCTACTACATCATTGCGACGAACGGCTCGACGACCTTCCAGCTCTCCGCGACACTCGGCGGCAGCGCCATCGTCACGACCGCAGGAACGCCAACGGGCTTGCAGTACACGCGCACGACTGGCACGGGCTTTTGGTATATGCCGACCGTCCTCGCAGACTTCACGCTGACATTCACAAGCGGAACCGTCCCAAACTACACGATGGACGGCGCTCTCAATACGCGCACCTTCTCGGGCATCACGCAGGTCGCTGGAACCCCTGCCGCCAACCTGTACTCGCCCGCAGGCGCAAATGTGGAACCCGCCTACGCGATGGTTGACGTTGCCGGGGCTTCCTACGTCACCGCGCAATTCAAGTCGAGCGGCACGCCTGACATGGGAACCTTCTGGGCTAACCTGTAAATGAATCGAGCGAACCGTCCAAGGATGTCAAGGATCAGCGGCTCGTCCCGTGCGAGCAAGCTGATGGGTCGCGCTGGCGACGGCTCAACGCTATCCCTTGACTTCACGGCGATGGGAACAACGATTGACTCGCGTATCACGTTCAGCCGTGCAGACGCTACGGCGCTTGCTACGTTTACCAACAGCCTTGGATACGTCACATTCGTTTCGTCAGCTCAAGCGCCTCGGTTTGATTACGACCCGACAACGCTTGCTGCAAAGGGATTGCTGCTAGAAGCGCCTGCAATTAACTATATGTTGCAATCGACAACGCTAAATCCTCATTCTGTAATTGGAATGCGGACGATTGCCACTGCATCAATCACTGATCCAGAAGGAACGACAAATAAGGCAAGAATTGTTGCGGCTGATGCAACTACTAGTTTCCATTCAAGATATTTGGTTACAACTGCCGGAACAAACACAACAATTACCGTTTCGATTTTTGCAAAGAAAAACGGTTACAAGTATTTATATTTTGCCGACGCTGCTAATGGTCAATCAGCAGTTCGTTTTGATCTTGATGATGGAACGACAAGTAACTCTGCTGGTGTTGGATTT